TTGTTAAGCAACAGCAACCCTAACCCAACACAGTCTGACTGGAATCGGGTTAAAACGTTTGATTCAAAATCGCAGGCAGAACTTTTGCAAGCGGCTTTGGCAGATTTGAAGAAATACAATCATCCAAACGAAACGTATGATATTGATCTAGTTAATTCACCATACGTACCGCTTAATCAAACCGTCCACATTGCAGATGAGAATCAACAGCTATTCCTGTCTGCCAAAGTGTTGAGCATTCAGCGCAGCCGTGCTAACCATTCTGTCAAACTTACTTTGGGTGAGTTTGCGCACGAGACCGTCAGCTTTGACGAACGCCTCAGTGAGCTTGCCAACCAGATGTCGAATATCTCAAAAACCGTTCAATACTATCCTTGGCTCCGCTATGCCGATGACGATAAAGGCACCAATATGAGTGCCTTCCCAACGGGCAAGCAATATATGGCAATCGTTTGGTCAAATGAGACATCCGTTCCAAGTGACAATCCATCTGATTACGCTGGCCATTGGGCGCTTATTCAGGGAAAGGATGGTGCTGACGGTGTTCCGGGTGCAAAAGGTGCTGATGGCCGTACAAGCTATTTCCACACCGCTTGGGCGAATGATGTAAGCGGTCAAAGTGGGTTCACGGTATCCGGTGGTGATGGCAAAAAGTATATTGGTACGTACAGCGATTTCACACTTGCTGATAGCACCAATCCGGCTGATTACAATTGGGCACTTTTTAAAGGTGAAGACGGTGACGTGGGTCCAAAAGGCGATCAAGGGTTGCCCGGTGCAAAAGGTGCTGATGGTCGTACCGCTTATGCTCACTTTGCTTATGCAAACAGTCAAGATGGCAACACCGATTTCTCTACTACTGCTTCTAATCGTAAGTACATTGGCTTCTACAGTGACTTCACATCTGGTGACAGCACGAATCCAAGCGCCTATAGCTGGTCACTGATTAAGGGAGCGGACGGTGCTGATGGTAAAGATGGGGTGCCAGGCAAAGCGGGTGCCGATGGCAAGACACCGTACTTCCATATTGCATATGCTGACAGTAGTGACGGTAAAACGAATTTCTCACTGGATACTCCGGGTTCTCGCAAGTACATCGGTAGTTATACAGACTTTACACAGGCCGATAGCACGAATCCGGCACTTTATTCTTGGCAACTAGTGCAGGGGCCAAAGGGCGATACTGGTCCTCAAGGCCCTCAAGGTCCACAGGGGCCTCAAGGACTGCAAGGCGTTCCCGGAAGCAAGGATGTGCCATACACATACATTCAGTTGGGCACGCCCGCTAGTCCCAAGAAAGGCGATTTGTGGTGGCATGGGACAACACTTAACGATGCCACAGCATTGCAGTATTACAATGGGTCAACTTGGGTTGACCAGAGCATTCAGCAGGCAGTGCTTAGCATCAAAAAACTGCAATCGATTGAGGTTGATACCTCAACCATCAATTCGCCTGACATTAATTCACCATTCAGCCATGTTCAGATTGACGGTGCCAAGAGTTCTGGCAATCTTGAACTCAAAGATGCAAGTCTAAGTATATTGGGCAACATCGAAGACAATAATGGTAATCCCAACGGTCAATACTACAAATCACTTTTGAGCCCAAATGGAATGTTCAACTACATCACGACACCCGATCGAAAGGGGAGCGTGTCGTCAGTTGCACTCCAACGTGGTGCACTTCAGTTACAAACATTGATCAGCGACCCCAGTGCCGCTACAAAAAAATATATTCAGTCTGAATTCAAATCAACAGACAACGTGACATTTTTCTACGTCAATACAACCGCGCTAAGCAATATTGATATTGATTGGGCATATATTTACTACACAAGACGTGGCAATTTGGTGACCGCCAACTTTCAAATTCACACAATAGCTAATCAGTACAATTTCTTGAGGCTCGCAGATATTAGACCCGGTTACAAGCCTTATTTGACAAACAAGATTGTTGCAAGCTGCTTGAGCTTTTCAGATCCCGGACAATCTACCGCTATGTATTCAAGTACGCCAAGCGGAGGAACGGTCGGCTGGTATAGCAACATTTCCAAAGCTTCTGGTAGTTATGGTGGCTCGGTGTCGTATCTAACTCAGGACGATTATCCGACGGGTGATTCATATTTTGCGTAACTGGGAGATGACATTATGAAAATCAAAGTGTGGACGGATAGCAATAACCGTCTGCTTCATTGGGCAAACGCTGATGAAAGCAGACCAGTAGGGCCAACCGATGAAGGATTCGAGGTTATTGAGGTTGACGATGCTGTTGGCTTGTATGAGAACCACTCCAGCATTATTGACGGCCAAGTCGTTCCTGATGCTGGCTATGATCCAGACGCTGACAGACCTAAACCTGAGCCATCTGAAGCTGACTTAGCAAATGCTGAAACTATGAAGATGGTTGCTAGTATAACTATGTCAAACGCAGCTTTGATAAAGCAGGTGGCAACATTGACCAAGGAGGAAAAATCGTGAACGCATATAAACCATTGATTATCAGTTACTATCAGCAAGGAATCTACAACAAGGATGACTTAGCCTTGTTCGTGAGTGTCGGCTGGATTAGCCAAGCAGAAGTAGATGAACTTGTTAAGCAAGTCGCCAGCAAAAGCTAGCGGCTATTTTTATGGAAGGAAGTATAAAGATGTGGATTTCAAGAGTTGGATAGATATGTTTGTGGAGTTGGGTGGTGGAGCTTTGTTTGGTTGGTTTGCAAGCCAATGGCGCATGCATCGAAAGCATGGAAAGGCAATTGATTCAGGCCTTGTCGGTTTGCTTCATCATGAGGTTTACATGCTGTGTAACCATCATATCGAGGTGGGGTATATCAGCACAGACGACTTGGACGATCTTAATTACCTTTTCCGCAGCTACAAAGCACTGGGCGGTAACGGAACGGGCGAAGCGCTATATAACAAAGTTTTGCAACTTCGGATTAAAAACTGAAAGGAATGTTCAGTATGAAGATTAATTGGAAAGTACGAGTATTAAGCGTCAAATTCTGGCTGGCCATTGTGCCAGCTTCTTTGTTGGTGATTCAAACGGTGGCGGCAGTCTTCGGTTACAACTGGGACTTTGCTAGTTTGGGTAAAGAACTCACTGCAGTGGTCAATGCAGTGTTTGCATTATTGACCATTGTCGGGGTAGCGGTTGATCCAACCACGGAGGGCGTTAGTGATAGTCAGCAGGCGTTAGCTTACCCGGCACTCATTACCACCAAGGCAGCTAAGATCAAGGCGCTAGAGGATCAGATTAAGGCACTGCAAGCGGATAAAGAGGCTGACCAGGTAACTGCTGCTAGTGAAGTGGTTCCAGAGACGTCTTCTTCAGCACCGGCGGAGTCAGCTCCGGCATCTGTTGCTCCACAGCAATAAGGAGGGCACCATGAAATTTAAAACTAAACTAATCACCTTGGTAGTCGCCTTCTTGGCGGCTATTTCTTTTGCCCTGCCATCGCAGGTCAATGCGGCCAAGGGAGACCAAGGTGTCGACTGGAGCCGGTACCAAGGAGATAACGGTGTCTTTGGTTATTCCACTGACAAGTTCGGCATCTCTCAAATCGGTGGCTATAGCGGCTACGGCACATATGAGCAAACCACGTACAAGACACAGGTTGCATCCTTGATTGCCGCTGGCAAGCGGGCTCACACCTATATTTGGTGGCAGAATATCGATAACACCAATTTGGCCAAGCAAGTGCTAGATCATTTCTTGCCTGAAGTTCAAACGCCAAAAGGATCGATTGTTGCGCTTGACTACGAAGCTGGGTCAACAAACACGGCAACTTTGCTGTGGGCGCTCGACTACGTTCGTGATGCTGGTTACACACCAATGCTTTACGGCTATAAGAGCTTCTTGATGAGCCACATTGACTTGTCACAGATTGCCAGCCGCTATCAGTTATGGCTTGCTGAATATCCTGATTACAATGTCACTACCGTGCCGAATTATGGCTACTTCCCGAGTTTTGACAATGTAGGTATCTTCCAGTTCACTTCCACCTATCGCGCTGGCGGCCTTGATGGCAACGTTGATCTAACCGGCATCACTGATTCAGGCTACAACGGTAGCACGACAACAGGTAGTGGTAAAACTTATGTTAAGCCTGCTACGAGCACACCAGCGACAAAAGCAGGCCAGAAAGCTAACAATACCACGCTTAGCCAGATCAAAGTTGGTGATAGTGTTAAGGTAAACTTCGGCACAACCCGTTGGGCTAATGGTGTCGCAATGCCTAGCTGGGTTCAGGGCAAGACGTACACTGTTCAGCAAGTATCTGGGTCAAACGTATTGCTTGGTGGCATCATGAGCTGGATCAACCGAAGCAATGTTGAGCTGCTGACAACGACCAGCGTGTCATCAGTAAGCTATGGCTCTACCTACACGGTTCAGTCTGGTGACAGTTGGTGGTCGATTGCTTACAAATATGGCATGAGCATGTATACTTTGGCTTCTAACAACGGTAAGTCAATCTACAGTGTGATTCACCCAGGCGATGTATTGCGTGTCTCTGGTGGCTATTCAGTGGCCGTATCAAGTCACACGTACTACACGGTTCGATATGGTGACAGCTTCTGGAGCATTGCCAGCAAGTATGGCATTAGCATGTACACGTTAGCCGCTAACAACGGCAAGTCAATCTACAGCCTGATCTACCCTGGCGAAAGTCTATACATCAGGTAACAGGAGGAATCGAAATGGATGATTACACACTATTACCAGAAGATGGCATTTACAGTCTATCTGACCTCATTGAGTTATTGAAAAAGTTTCCTCCCAATGCGACCGTGCATGTATGCGGTAATCTTGAAGATAGACCAGTTGAAGAAGGATACAATATGACCTACGATCCAATAAGCAATTCGCTTGTATTCATGGGCGACGTTGCAATGATTGATTAGATTAGTCCCAAATGCGTGTTTGAATTAAACACGCAAAAAGGCCCTCTGCTCGCTATGAAGTGCCCCATAATTGTTAGACAGATACTCTAACGATTGTGGGGCATTTTTATGACTAAATATTCAAGTGAGTTCAAGGCAAAGGTTG